GCCCTGCCCTGCCCTGCTCTCGGCTCGGCTCGGCTCGGCTCGGCTCGGCTCGGCTCGGCCTAGCCTGCCTCGGCCTAGCCTGCCTCGGCCTAGCCTGCCTCGGCCTAGCCTGCCTCGGCCTAGCCTTAAACTACTTTACACAATCGTATACAATCCCCTAACGGGGCAGTTCGTTTCGATTTAGCAATTCGCGCTACAAGCCTGCCCCGACCTTCGAAGCTATGGTGATACCCCTAAACAAGGTGGCAGGCCTGTAGCGCCATCCTAGGGCATTCTGGCCCTATACGCCTAATGAAACGAACCAGCCGATTTGGCGCGTTATTCTGTATGCAATAGCTTACTGCTTAGGATTTTTTATGGTCGCGAAGCACTACCCCGTAATTCTTTCCGGCTTGGCTGTATTGAACCCGACTCTTTTGTTGTCGCAAGTAACGCCACAATAAAGCTTACTGCGGCAAGCGAGCCTTGTTGCTGTTTATTGTATACTTCGCGCGTTTCGCTTTTTGCGAGTCAACGCGATTCATGCAACGAATCCGTTGCCAGCATTGCCCTAATGTGACTCCGAATCACTTTTCCCTTCGCGTGACGATTCCCACAATATATAAGGATATCTTTATGACTCGCGCACAATGCTTTCATATTGCATACAACTAGAACCGCGCGCCATATTGCGCCGCACAATCTGGCCACGCTATCGCAACGGATGGACGCAATCGCAACGAATTGTTGCAGCGCACCATGGCCAGCGCAAGCCGCGCAACCATGCCGCGCCAGCCTATGTGAGTCGGGCTAACTTGTTATAACCTCACTTATAGCAAGGACTCCTAAGCCGGAATGAATGGATTTTTAGACCGGGTTTGGACTCTATTGTGGCACCGGAATGAACAGGGGACCCAGCCCAGGGGATAGGGTCACGCGCCCAGATGGCCCAGGTGATGTGGGGGGTATATAGTAATGCTGGAGCATTATGAAAGCGTTCCACAAAAACGCAAAAACATTGTCTCGCCAGCCCGTCGCCTCCCCACCCTCGACACGCCGCATAGCTGAACCAACGCATTTTTGGCCCTTAACTCCCATTTCCTGACAAAAAGACCAGGGGACCCATAGGGGTGTGTGGTACCATCAAAACGACCTCCTGGGGACCCACCGGGGGTAGTAGTACATTGCAACAACAGCACTATCCGGCGTATAATAAGCCCGTATTGACTTTTCTTCGCTGCTCGACCAGCGCTAACCTATTTGAACTACCGAGACTTAATGATCTACTCAGTAAATAACTCGCTGTACACTAACCTACCAAACACCGCTGTCACCAATGGCGAGTACCTGTTCTGGTTTGGTTACTGGCAGATGATCCGCGACTGCATGATGGGCGAAATCATGGTGAAGTCGCGCGGCGTATTCTACCTCCCCAAGATGGAATCTCAGTCCGACGACGAGTACAAGGCGTATTTGACACGGGCGACCTTCTACAACGCGACCGCCAGGACCCTGAACGGCCTGGTTGGCGCAGTCCATACCTCCCCACCTATCATCGACAACACGCCTGATACGATTGACCTAAGCTGCGTCACCAATGACGGGCAGTCGTTCGAAATGTTTATGAAGCGCATCACCCGCGAAGTGATCGGCATGGGCCGATACGGCGTGATGATCGACGCTCCACCGGACGGCGGCACCCCCTATTTCGTTGGGTATGACTGCGAGGATATCGTTGATTGGGCCACAGTCCGCATAGGCAGCCGCGACAAGCTACAGTACGTGGTCCTGCGCGAGATTATCCGTACTCGCTCCCCGTTCCGCCCTGCCGACAAGGAACTGACCGAGACCTATCGCGTCCTCCTGATCGACGACGACGGCATCTACAAGCAGCGCATCTACTCGGGTGGCAACCTTCAGAGCGCCGATTTCTACGAGGTAGTCCCTTTGATGCAAGGGCACCCGATGACCGAAATCCCATTCCTGATGATCGGCCCATACGACTTCGGCTACGACTGCGAGAAGCCGCCGATGCTCGATATCGCGCTGCTGAACCTGTCGCACTATCGCAGCTACGCCCAGCTTGAGGCGGGGCGCTTCTATACGGCGACACCGATCTACACGGTAAGCCTGAGCGGCGGCGGCGACGATGATGCGGAGTTCAAGATCGGCCCCAACACCGTCTGGCAGCTAGGCCAGGGCGACAAGGCCGAAATCATGGAGTTCAAGGGTTCGGGGCTACAGTACCTTGAGAACGCTATCTCCACGAAGGAGCAGCAGATCGCTGCGCTGGGCGGCAAGATGGCGACCAACCCTACTGGTGTAGCGGCGGAATCGGCCGATAGCGTCATCGCCCGCGAGCGTGGCGAGGCATCCTTCCTCGGCTCCGTGGTAGCCACCATGAGCGAGGCAGCCAGCCGCCTCCTGAGCGCCCTCGCCTCCTGGCACGGCACACCAGCGTCGGTGAACGCGCAGTACGCTTCTGACGCCACCAAGATCACGCTGGATGGGCGGGAAATCCGCGCGATGGCGATGCTCTACGACACGGGACTGCTGCCCATGGAGACGATCTATGGAGTATTCCGCCACAACAATATCATTCCGTCCGGTGTGACGCTTGCTGAGTTCAAGTCCATGCTTCCGGACTACTCGCCAAAGGTCAGCAACCAGATCACGGTGGCAGAGGCGACGGCCAAGATCGACGCCAAGTACGCTCCACCACCCACTCCTGGAGGCTTTCCACCCAAAAAGGCGGCACCAAAGCGCTTGCCTGCCGCAGGCTAGTGCGTAAGTACTTTACTTGAAGTGTTCGTTTTAGTACAATAACGGCGTCGAGCAGTGGTTGGTTCCGCACCGTTGGTTCCTACTCGGTAGTCATACACAGGAAGGGGGAGAAATCCTCCTTCCTCTGCTACCTCCACTCGATACTCTCGATACTCCCGATACTCCCGATACGCCTACCAGTTACCTTTATCGGTCCAGAGCCTATGGCCAGGACTTCATTAGCGCTTAGGGCGCAACTAAACTACTTTAATCCCCAGGGGATCACTACCGACTATGACTACGTTCCAGTTCCAGAAGAACAATTTCCTACGTGACGACGATGTTGAAGGCAGCGGCGGTACGACTACCACAGAAACCACTACGACCGAGACCACGACCGGGACGGGCGCGGACGGCAGCACAGCGGCCCTTGAAGCAGCCATTAAGAAGGCTGTCGATGAAGCGGTTGCGGGCCTCAAGAAGAAGAATGATGAGGTTATCGGCAACAACAAGAAGCTGAAGGACGAGAACTCCGCCCTGAAGACCAAGCCGACGCTAACCGAAGAAGAGTACACTGAATTTAAGATCCTCAAGGAAAAGATCGAGCGCGACGAGTTTCTGCGCCTCTTTGCAGAGGGTAAGAGTGACGAGGTTATTGAGCGCGTCACACGCAAGACTCGCCTCGACGCTGAAGCCAAGTTGGCCGCTGAACTAGACGCCCGCACCAAGGTCACGACTGAGGCGGCGGATTGGAAGGCGCGTTACGAGCAGACGCTTGTGAACGTGGAGATTGCCAAGGCGACCGCATCGACGGCTGTGAAGCCGCAGTACACCGAACTGGTTTCCAAGCTGGTGGCTGAACGAGTGAAGTTGGTGGAGGGTACCGCGCGTATTGTAAACGCGGAAGGCGAAGTCGAAATGACCGCCAACGGAACCGCGCCGCTAAGTATCCCTGACTATATCGAAACGCTGCGCGGGACCTACGCTGATTTGTTCGTAGCCTCTTCCGGCGGTGGTGCTAGCGGCAGCAATAAAAAGCCCGCAGGTACTTCAACAAAGGTCTCCCTGGACGCGGCTTCGAACCTGTCTATGGAAGATTACATGAGGCTTCGCGGCGAAGGTAAGATTTAAGTCTTCGCCCCCACCCTCTGTACTCCCCAAACTAAATAAACAAATCAAGCCTCAAGCCTCAAGTCGGGAACATCCGGTTTGGGGCTTTTTGCCTAAATACCAGCCTTTGCTCGGGCATTTAATTTTTCCATTTGGAGTGACTATTCACTATGGCTATCGCTGATTCCAATCGCGGCCGACTTGCATTCATCGCTGAATCCACTTTCGGCACTACCCCCGCTACCCCAACGATGCAGATTCTGCGCGTTACCCAGACCGACTTCGGCGCGAAGAAGGACACTACTGTTTCCAACGAAATCCGCGCCGACCGCATGGTCGCCGGCATGATGGAAGTGGGTGCCACTGCGGCAGGCACGTTCGACTTCGAACTGTCCCTTGGTGGCTCTTTTGACGCGCTAATTGAAGCTGCCGTATGCGGCACTTTCAGCACCGCTGTGACCGGCTCGCCTGCCGTGACTGCCGGTAACGTGTTCACCCTGACAGGCATCGGCGCCAACGCTGTGGTCGGTCAGTACCTCTACGCTCAGGGCTTCACGAACGCCGCCAACAACGGGTGGCACCTTGTCACTGCTGTGACAGCGAACGCCATTACCGTGGCCACCACACTGACCGTCGAGTCGGCTGGCACGGCTACCGTTAAGGGCAAGCGCGTCCGCAACGGCACAACCGCTCGCAGCTTTGTGCTGGAAGAGGGTTTCACCGATATTGGCCAGTTCTTCCTGTACAACGGCCAGCGCGTCGGCTCGTTCAGCATGGATGGTTCGGCTGGTCAGATCGTCACTGGTAAGATTGGCTTCCAGGGTACCAAGGGCACATTCAACTCCACAACCGCTGCCAACACCCTCACCGCCGCCACGACTGTCCTGCCGGTCAACGCTACGACCAACTTCGGCAAGATTCAGGAAGGCGCCTCGCTGGCTGACCTCGCTACTGGTGTGCAGGGCTTCAATATGTCCCTGGACAACACCCTGCGTAACCAGATGGCCGCCGGTTCCAAGTTCCCTTACGGCATCGGCTACGGTCGTCAGCAGATCACTGGTACGCTGAACGCCTATTTTGAGAACACGAACCTGTACACCAAGTTCCTGAACCACACCGCTACGGGCCTCGCCTTCAGCTTCGTAGATACGGCTGGTAACGGCATGCGCGTGACCCTACCTCGCGTGTACTTCTCGTCTTCGAACCCGAATGTCTCGGGCGTGGATCAGGACGTTATGGAGCAGCTTCAGTGGACGGCTATTTCGGACGCTACGGGCCTGTACCAGATTCAGGTTGATATCGCCTAACTGAATAAGGGGGAGGATTAACTACCTCCCCTTTATCTTTTTCTGTCAATCAAGAGGTATCATGTACAACAACTTCATCTCCGGTACGTTCACAAGTGCAACTGCCGGAGCGTCCGACTCCTTCACCAAGTATTTCAATCTCAATATCCAGGGTACGTTTGTTGCCACGATTACTCTTGAACGCTCTTTCGATCAGGGCTTGACTTGGAACACACTTGCCACAGACTCTACTGGCACCGCGACTGCTTTTACTGCCCCTTTAAGCCTGATCGCTTACGAACCTGAGAACAATGTCAGGTATCGCTTGAACTGCACATCATACACAAGCGGCACAGTGACTTGGAGACTTAGCCAGTGATTCTTGCTAGCAGACCTGTCATGGCAGGTCTGCGATCTAGCCTCTCCCCCGTGTTTGGGAATGGTGGGAGCCTAAATCGCGGTATTTCGTTCGACTTCCTGGGCACCTACCAAGACAAGACCGTCTATGCTGACTTTGTGAAGCAGTCGCTTCAGGCTTGGGACAACGATCCCGCCAGCGCACCTAATGTTGGTCTACTACGCAAAGGAACACGGTCAAGCGCTGCGACGACCACTTCCTTCTCTCCTAGCTTGTCCTATCAGCGGTCTGGTTCAGCCTGGGGCTACGGCCCTGATGGGCGCCTGAAGCAGTTCACCACCAATCAGCCGAGGTTTGAGTTCGACCCAGTGACGCTGAAGCCAGTTGGGCTGCGGATCGAGGAAAGCCGCACCAACAGCATCACCAACAATAGTGCCGTAGGCACAGTTATCGGTACCATAGGCTCCGGTGGAGTTCTTGCTACCAACTGGTCAAATGACACCACACTAGCCAGTGGTAGCGGGATGTCTATCCAAGTGGTCGCCGCTCCCGTGATAGCGGGAATACCGTATATCGACATTAGGATGTTCGGCACTCCAACCTTAGCACTCGTCGCCAAGATTGTTCTAGAGGGCGCCACTGCGATCGTCGCAGCGCAAAACCAAGTATGGACGCTTTCGTCTTACCTTGCCTTGGCTGCGGGTGCTTTTACCAACGTAACCTATATCAAGCAGACGATCTTTGAGCGTGATGCGGGAGGTGTTTTCAAGGCTCAAGGCGATAGTGCCAACGTCACGGCTTCCTTGACGAGCACGACAGCTAGGTTGGCCCATACCTACACGCTAGGCAATGCGGGCACTTTCCGCACTCAGCCAGGACTTGTTGTAAGTTTCCCCAGTGGGCTGCCTATCGACTTCACCTTGCGTATCGGTGCCCCTCAAATGGAGTTGGGCAGTTTTGCTACTAGCCCGATTTTGACTACCAATGCTGGCACCGTCACCCGCAATGCCGATCAGCTGACCGGCTCTACGGCTGGCTGGTTCAACCCAGCGGCGGGGACGCTGGTGGTGGAAGCTACTGCGGGGCAGAACGCTCCCACAAGTACATGGCCAACGCTGGCGCAGGTTGATAGCGGGTACTCCACTGACCGCACAACCCTGTACAACAGTCAGTCTAGCGCCAACTTGGGCTTTGATCAGATGAGCAGCAACGCCAACATTGGCATGACCAATGTGGGCAGTTTTACGGTCGGGCAGCCATTTAGAACGGCTGGGGCGTGGTCAAGTGGTACCAACGCTTTGGTAAACGGTGGTGCAATCTCAGTACAGGCGTCCGCACCCAAGCCGGTAGGTGTGACGACTTTGCGGATTGGGCAGGGGGTCAACCTAGCTTACTGGAACGGCTTCATCCGCCGACTGACCTACTACCCCCGTGCCCTGTCCAGCGCCGAGATGATTGCGGCCACCGAATGGTCTGCTGACCTCGTAGCCAATGGCCTGCTCGACCCAAGCGTCACCTTCACCCGCAGCAGCATCGGCACCTACTTCGACAAGAATGGCGTCATGCAGACGGCGCAAGCTGACTGCCCTCGGTTGGACTACGACCCGGTGACGGGGGCGTTCAAGGGGCTGTTGATCGAGGAGTTGCGGACCAACCTGATCACGCAGAGCAACGCGATCATCACTCCTACGAACTGGTCAGGCGTTAGCGGCAGTGCTGTTGCTACTACCGCAGTCGTCGGGGTCGGTGGCCTACCCGCTTTTAAGGTTGTAGAGGACGCTACCGCTGCCACTCAGCACTACGTCTATCCCATCATTCCAACTCTGACAGACAGCACCGATTACGTATTTTCGGTGTTTGCCCGCGCAGCAGAGCGTACTTGGCTACAGATCACCACCACCGATAAGGCTAACTCTACGCTGCGGTGCTGGTATGACCTGACCAATGGTGCGCTCGGGACGAACAGTGGAATCGGCACTTGCTTTCCCAGCATCCAGAACTACGGCAATGGGTGGTATCGGTGTTCGGTTCGCCGCAATGTCGCGACAGGGGCAAGCACTCCAAGATACCGTGTATCGACAGCAACCGCTGACAACATTACCGTTTATGATGGTAACGGAACTTCTGGCATCTACGCCTGCGCTGCTCAGCTTGAGGCAGGCACCTTCGCCACCAGTTACATTCCGACAACGACAGTGATTCAGCCTCGGCTTGGGGACACGGTGAGCATCACCACCCCGGCCACGCAGAACTGGTGGAACTCTGCGGGTATGACGCTTCAGGCGGCGGTGATCCCAGAGGTGGTAAATATCGCCAGCAGCAGCAGTAACTTGGCGGTGCTGGCTATTGACAGTAGCAATCGCGTGAACTTGCGCGTTCCTCCTGCGGGATCAACCTCCGTAGATATTTCTTCGGTAATAGCAGGGACGAGCACTAGCAGTACGCCCAACTCGGCTTCAATGACGGCGAATGTTGAAACGCATGTCGCAATCGCACTGGCTCCAACGGACCAAGCCATATCTGTCAACAGCAACACGCCCGTGAGTTCAACGCTCACTTTGCCCGCTATGGCCAGCATGGCGAGCATGACCCTGGGTTCCAGCTTTGGTGGCAACTACCAGAACGGCTGGATCAAGCGCCTGACTGTCAAAGGCCGCCGCGTCTCCAATACCGAACTCCAAGCATTGTCGGCGTAGGAGGCCAGGATCATGCTCAACACCAAGACCTTCAACCAACTGTTCGATTTCACCCGGTCGGGCAATGCCTCCTACTGGGATGCCAACGGCGTGCTGCAACAGGCTGGCACCAATACGCCGCGCTTTGACTATGACCCCGTGACCAAGAAGGCGCGGGGGTTGCTGATCGAGGAACAGCGGACAAACCTCTGCTACCAGAGCGCCGCCCTAGCTACCAGCCCTTGGTCACTGGTTGGAACGGGTATTGTAGCGGGCATCTACACCGCTACTGGGCCAGACGGTTCGATGGTGGACTCTCTTACGGGAAGTTCCACTTACGCAAGCAGGACTCAGCAAACTACTACAGTGGCTGCAAGTACCACCTATGTTCTGTCAGGATTTTTCCGCACTGTAGATGCGGCTGCAACTAAGTTTCACGCATCACTCCCCAATAGCCTCATAGCAGGCAGTCAGGTAGTGATGAATTGGTCAGGAAGCACGCTCACTTCGCTCATCCTCAATGCTCCGGCAACCGGGGGTTTCCAGGCTGTTGGTGGCGGATGGTATCGGGTGTGGTGCGCGTTCACCACCAATGCGTCAGATGTGGGGGTCGCTACCATCCGCGTATATCCCTCAAACAGTGAAGGTACTGCACTAAGCGTCTTTGCCTGGGGTATTCAGCTTGAGGCAGGCAGCTTCCCAACCAGCTACATCCCCACCACTGCTGGTACTGTCCAGCGCAATCCTGAAGTTTGCAAACTGCAAACCACCCTGATGCCGGTGTCCACCAACACCCGCACCAACCTGCTGACCTACAGCGAGCAGTTCGACAATGCGGCGTGGAGTAAGGGTAATACTGGCGTCACAGTAGGGCTGAACACTACCACGTCACCTGATGGAAATCTCTTTGCAGATGCACTGCTAGAAGGCTCAACGGCCAGTCAGTTTCATTTCATTCAGCAGGGGTTGACAAAAGCAGCGGCGTCTTTGGCGTACACTTTCAGCTTCTACATCAAGAACCTGGGCGGTCGAGAAGTGGCAGCCAGCCTAGCTAATGGCTCTAATGGAGTTGCTGCTCGGTTTAGTCCAGCCTCTGGAACCATAATCCAGACAGTAGCCCCGTATGGCACAGGTTTTTCAGCTAGTCCCGCAACTATCACCTCCGTGGGTAGCGGCTGGTATCGCTGTACTATTGGGTGTGTAACGGATGCAAGCACAGCACTGACCGCGCAGCTTTCGCTTTATAGCACTGTAGCGGCGAGCAATGTCTATACAGGTGATGGCACCAGTGGTGTCTACATGTGGGGCGCAATGGTTGAAACCGGCACAACGGCAACCCCCTACATCTCCACTATCACAGCTGCTCGCACGGTGACTGATCTGCTGCCGTTCTCGGTGTTGATGGAGTTTGAAGCCAATAACACTGTGGCGGGGCTTAGTGGTAATCCACTCCTTTGGGGTATGTCCGGTACAGATGGTTTCTGGACCAGCACTTATTTGACTGTGCCGAGTGGGGTCGCAAGCTTTCTTTCAAATCTCAATGGGGGTATTGGCGCTCCACTTTCTGGCTCTTTGACCTCGGCTTTACCGCTCGGTGTCAATCGCTTTGCGGTAGCGGCTGGGCCTGCGAAAATAACCGCCCTACTTAATCGTAATGGGCCAAGGTCAGTCCAACAGATGATTGGTCCTGCAAGCGCCGTGATGACCCTTGGTAGTAGCCCATGGAATCCCGGCAACTACCTTAACGGCTGGATCAGAGACTTTGAAATCATGCCCCGTGAACTCTCTGAAGCCGAACTACAAAACTACGCCCTGGCGCTCTAAAGGATCATCCAGATGACTGTTATCTTCTCCTATCACAGCTTCAGCAACCGCAATGCCATGCTGGCTGTAGCGACTGAGGTGGACCCTCTGGTCGATGGCAATGCTCCGGTTGTGCGGATCAACACCGCAGACATTATCGACATTGGGGCCATCAGCATCCCAGCCGAACTGCCGCCCAACTGGCAGCCGGATGATGTTGTGCCTGCGCCTCGCGTGCTCGATGGCTATTGGCTCTGTGCAGCTTGGCGTGGTGGCATCCCTGATGCGTTCCTGGCGTCTTCCAAGCCACGACCAGAACAGGCACCCTCGTTTGGTCAGGCCCTGGGTGAGGACTACCTATATGTTGGCCAGCCAGGTGATGAGATCCCCAAGGATGCGGTTGTCCTGGTTCCGCCTAGCGTCACCAACTTCCAGATGCGTGCGGCCCTATCAGACATGCCAATGCCTCACGGAGGGTCTCTTTTTGATGCCGTCGATGATGCCATTCAAGCCGGTAAGGTTAACTCAACTGCTGGTATGCTTGCTTGGCAAGCATGGGAATACGCTAATGAAATCACTCGCTACGGCGCAACCGTAGAAACGATGGCGACTGCTTTTGGTTTTAACGATACCCAGCTAGACGACCTGTTTCGTGCCGCGTCCACAATTCAAGCGTAGCTGACTTTACTTCCAATATTGAGCGCCGTGTTTACTCCACGTTTGTGGATATTTGAGTAACATTCGGCCTCACGGCTCATTTCTACTTCTCATTGTTAGAAAGTTGACTTATAATAATGTCGCTTTCTCACAATGGCGGTTAAGCCGCCAATCACTGCTCACCTTAAAGCACTTTACTACGGGCGAAGGCCCCCCATTTGTGAAAGACTATTTTTAGTTATGCCTATGCTAATCCCGAGCATTATTGCTCGCGAGTCGCTGATGCTTCTCAGCAACAACACGGTTGCCGCTTCGCTGGTATTCCGTGGCGATACTTCCAATTTCACTGGTGCCGCTGTCGGTGACACCATCACAATCCGCAAGCCTGCCAACTTCGCTGTGAATACGTTCACCAGTTCGATTTCGACCCAGACCGTGGATGAGACGAGCGTTGCTCTACAGTTGGAGAAGCACTTCGATATCTCCATCGAACTGACCAGCAAGTCCAGCACCCTGGAACTCCAGGACTTCAGCCGTCAGATCATCGAGCCTGCCATGATCAACATGGCGGAAGCTATCGATACCTACCTATACAGCAAGTACTTCCAGATTTCTGACTGGAACGGCGACGGCACCCTGAGCACCATTAGCGATCTGGCCGATCTGGATCGTGCGCTGATGGTCAAGAAGGTCCCGATGACGGGCCGCGTTGGCTTCCTCAGCCCGCTTACCAAGTCGCGCTTCCTGAGCATCGACAATCTGGTCCGTCTGGACACGCGCGGCGACGCTGGTTTGGCGGGCATTCGGGATGCGAGCCTAGGTCGTGTGATGAACATCGACTGGTATGGCGCTCAGTCTGTCCCTTCGCAGGTTGCGGGCGTTCTTGGCGGCACACCGACAGCTACCGGCTCGCTAGCTTCTAGCACTGTTACCATTGCTTCTGGCGCCGCAAGCGGCACCTTCAAGCAGGGTGATATTGTGACTTTCGCCGGTCATACCACGACCTACGCTGTGCAGGCTGACCTCACACTTTCGAGTGGTGCTGGCACGCTGACCATCAGCCCAGCCCTAACCGTTGCCGTGTCTGGCGCTGCCGTCACCCTGAAAGCCTCGCACGCTTGTAATATTGTGGGCCATCCTCGTGGCATCAGTCTTGTGTCGGTTCCTCTGGAACTGCCCTTCGACACTGAAGGTAGCAACATGGCTGCCATCATGAACTGGAACGGTTTCAACATCCGTGTCGCGCGCAAGTACGACATTTCCAGCAAGAAGAACATCATCAGCTTCGACACCCTTGTCGGCGCCAAGGTGACTGATCCCCGCCTGCTGGTCCGTTTCGACGGCTAACCTCAACCGGATTGGGTCCCCTGAAAGGGGGACCCTTTTCGCTCTACTCCCGCAATACGAGAGGCTTTATGCCAGTTATTTTTATGTACCGTGAAGGTGTCGTCGCAACTGTCGATACGGATCACCTTCCCACCTATGAAGCGTTCGTTGGTCACGGTTGGAAGCTAGAGCCTCCTGTTGATACGGAAGCACCCCTCCAACCAGAGCCAGAGCCAGAGCCAGAGCCAGAGCCAGAGCCAGAGCCAGAGCCAGTTGTTCCGGCAAAAACGCGAAAGCCGCGTTAGCGCTCACTTCAGAATACTAATACTTAACGCTGGATGGTGGCCTACACTATTCAGCGTTTTCTTTTAGGGCGCCAAATGGACATTCAAATTACCGATCTAATCACTGTCATCGGCGCCTTTGGGGGCCTATTCGGCGCGTGGTGGAAAATCAACCAAGATACTGAACATAAGATCGAAGCCGTTAGGGTTGATTCCGACAAGAAACTTAGCATTCTCCGACAGGAACACACTGACTCCATGGCAAAGTTTACGAGCGAAGTGGCTAGTATCCGGACTACTGCCATCAGCCGACAAGAGCACGACCGGGATATTGACAAGGTTAAAGAAGAAATTCGAGCCTTCCGTGAAGAAGTACGGGATGACATTAAGACCCTGAGCACGAATCTAACTCAACGATTCGATCTTATGATGCAAAAAATGTTTGAGTTGAAAAACGCCAAAGACAGCTAATGAAGACTAATGATTTCGGGATCAACCTCATCAAGCAGTTCGAAGGCTTGGTTGATGGAGACCCAAAGACCCCAGGGCTTGATCCTTATATCTGCCCAGCGGGTTATGTGACTATTGGCTATGGCCACACCCTACGAGACACTAACGGCGCAATGCTCCGAGGCCGCGAGGGTATTAGCCGAGCCAAGGTGATTCACAAGCCTATCACGCCTGAAGAAGCCCACGCTATGTTGGCTGATGATCTTCTGTTTTTTGAGGCAGAAACTGTACGCCTCACTAAGGGCGTCGAACTTAATGAAAACCAGTTTTCCGCAGTCGTTAGCTTTATCTTCAACCTTGGGCCAACCAAGTTTGAGCGCTCCACCCTACGCAAGCTGCTTCTTGCTGGTAACTTTGATAAGGCCGCTGAAGAGTTTCCAAAGTGGGTCAAAGGTGACACAAATGGGGATGGCGTACTGGAAGATTTGCCAGGGCTAATCCGGCGCCGCGAGGCCGAGCGTCAGCTATTCCTGAAGCCTGTAAAGCCTCTTTCACAGAGCCGCACAATTTGGGCCGGTGCGAGTGCAGCAGCCGCTACGGGCGCTGCTACGGTTGCCGATATCGCCGGGCAGATGCAGATTGCTCAGGACGCTTTGGCACCTACAGGCACCCATCTGGATTTCCTGAAGTACGGCCTATCTGCCCTTGCTGTTCTAGGCGCCCTGTTCACGGTTTACGTTCGTGTGGATGACCGAATCCGAAAGGGTCACTGATGGATTTCCTCGGACTCCAAAAGTACTTTATCCTGGCGTTCGCTATCCTGTTTCTTGCCTCGGCTGGCGCGGCTGTAACCTACCGCGCTAGCTACCAGATTGAGCAATCCCGCCGTATTGGCGCAGAAGACTCGCTGAAGCAAACGGTTGCGTCCTTGGATGAATTTAGGAAGCATAGCGCCGCTTCCCTTGAAGCAGTCAACCGCGCCGCTTCTGAAGCCCTGGCGGCTTCCGAACGCCGCATGGCGCAACGAGAAAGAGTAGTCAAAAGCACTAATGAACAAGACGGTCCTATCGCTCCTGTTCTGCGTGACGCTATTAACGGCGTGCGCTAGCCCTCCAATAAGCATACGCACAGAGCGTATCACTATCCCTGAATCCCTACTTGTCTGCCCTGCTGAACCCGCCGTTCCAGACATAAAGACCCAGCGGGACGTTGCTCTCTATATAATTGACCTACGCGAGTACGGTCGCTCCTGCGAGGCGCAGCTTCATTCAATCAAAAAGCTACAAGAACCGTCCGAGTAAGAATCGGGCGGTTTCTTTTGACGGCAATTACAGGGTATAATACTGGCGCCGAAGACGCCCGCATTTACCTCTATGCCGCCGTATCGAGTAAGCCCCGACCTATTTATGGTCTATTTTATTCCCTCTACTGAGTGATTTACTTGTCCCCTGCTGATTTCGAGTACCTCGACGCGCCAACGCGCCGTCCCTCCAAGGCTGACCTCCGCAAGGCAAAGCGGACTATAAAGACAGATCGTACTCTTGCCCGAACGCCTCCACCACTTCAGCCAAAGTCCGAGGCGCAGCGCGAGTTTCTGGAAGCTATCAAGGAGAATACAGTCATCCTGGCCGCTGGCGGTGCTGGCGTGGGCAAGACCTACGTGTCTGCTCGCTATGCCCTACAGGAACTCCTGGCGCACAATATCGAAAAGATCATTGTGACCCGCCCTATGGTTCCGGTCTCTGGCGAAGCCATTGGGTTCCTGCCTGGGGATGTTAAGGAAAAGTGCTTTCCGTGGGCAATCCCGATTATCGACGCCTTCAATGACGGCGCCAGCAAGGCGACGGTAGAGAAGCTGCTGAAGGATGGCGTCATCGATTTCGTCCCCTTTGCCCTCATGCGCGGGCGCACCTTCTCCAACTGCATTATCCTCGCGGATGAGAGCCAGAACCTGACAATTGAGCAGGCTAAGGTGTTGATCACCCGCGTAGGCGAAGACTCCAAGATCATCATCAGCGGCGATATCAGCGGGCATCAGTCCGACATTCGTGGGATCAACGGTTTGGAGTTCCTTATTCACATCGCTGACAAGTACGACCTCGACGCCATGGTGTTTGAGTTTGATGACGACGATGTTGTTCGCTCTGGTGTTGCCGCCGAATGGGTCAAGGCATTCACCGAACATGGAGATAGTAAGTAAGTGATTACCTTCGTTGCCGAGACCGGCGCTGGCCTCTCAAACGCGACAAGCTACGTGACTGTCGCGGAGGCGGATGACATTGCTGCCCTGAACATTCATAGCGCCGCCGTGTGGGCTGCGTTGGACAATGCGACGAAGCAGAACTTGCTGATGTACGTCACCAGGGTCCTCGATTCTAGGACCACCTGGGAGGGCACCAAGGCTGTCACCGCTCAGGCGCTAGAGTGGCCCCGCACAGACGTTGTAGACCGCTACAGCAGCGCTGTAGCCTCTAATGTCGTGCCTTACAACGTGCGGTGGGCTGTGGTCGAACTGGCAAAGTTCACCATGGCCGACGACCGCCTTGCCAAGTGGCAGCCAGATAATGCGATCCTATCCGCTAAGGTGGATACGATCACTGTCCAGTTTGCTGATCCGACCCTGTTGGCGGTCAATATGTACCGCACCCCGCCTATCGTGACAGACCTTCTCAAGGGTTTGGGAAAGGTGCGTAACAGCAACCGCCGGATCACCTTTGGGGCGCTGATTTCTTGACCCTAAGCCTCGCTGCCCTAACCTCCACGGTATTCAAGACCGTGGGGGCTGCGGTTCCCGGTACGCTACGGACTGTGACGTACCTACAGACGGGGACACAGACCTATAACCCAGCTACGGGGGCTGTATCTAACTCCACGCAGTATTTTACTGTTCAAGCTATCCTGACTGAATTTAAGCAGGAGAGTAAGACACTGGATTTCCAAGACCGCCGCCAGCAGGCTGTTGAAGCGGGGGATCAGAAATGCCTTATCCCATATCAGTCTCTTCCTATCGTCCCAGCTTTGGTCGATATGCTTACTATCGGTTCAGATACTTGGCGTATCGTGGATTTTAAGACCGACCCAACCGGCACGGCGCTACACACCCTACACATTCGTCGGTCATAATTAAATGAGTTTTGAAGCAGAACGCGCCCGCATTGAGACGCATTTCCGAGACAAGTGGGCGCTTACAACTTTCTCAGCAGTTCCCGTCCTTTGGGAAAATGCAGGGATGAAGCAGCCTCTAACGGATTACGTGCTTCACCGCATTGTCTCGGGCGATGGCAGGCAGATGGAGATTGTAGGCCCAAACGTGGCTCTCCACCGCTACGTCGGGATTGTCCAAGTAGATATCTTGGTGGTTCCTGATAGCGGTATGGCAAATGCCCGAAAGATGGGTGATGCAGTTTGCGACCTTTACCGCAGGCAGCAGCTTATCGATTCTGCGGGCGGGATCAGCACTTTCCGAACGCCCTCTGTTCGAAGCATGGGTGTGATCAGTGAGCGCTACCGATTGGTAGTAACCTGCCCATTCTACCGAGATATTAGGCACTAATTTCGCCCCTATCCGAATATTTCAATAACGCGGCGATTGTATATCGTCGCGTTTTTCTTTATACTTATGCCATTATCACCCCGACAATTTAAGCGGTTTCTATCGCGCGATAGTATAGGGGAGAGTCGTTGTCGGGACGGCTCTCCCCATTTTTCCCGACAACAAAGGACTACAAACTATGGGTTTTCTAAACAAGTATAAGACCGACAAGGCTGCCGAGTTGGCTGGCGTGTGGATCGAAGTCGATGAGACTGATGCCGGTAAGGTTGAGTGGAAGATCGCTCGCCTGAACAACGAAAAGGCCCGCGCCGAGCGGAAGAACCTTGAGAAGCCGTATCGCAATTTCTCGCAGACCCCTGACAGCGTGTCGGAAGACATTCTTCGCAAGGTGGTCGCCCGTCATGTGCTGCTGGATTGGCGCAATATGACTGATGAAGACGGCGCGGTTATGGAATATAGCGCTGAGAGCGCTGAAGCCTTGTTCGTCAAGTACCCTGACATGCTGAATGATGTGGTCTCCGCCGCCATGGCGCGTGAGACCTTCCAGACTGAAGGCGTTGAGGCGGCAAAAAACGACTAAAGACGTTCCAAGATTGGTGTTCAAGGTACGGCGATAAGGCTGATTATTTTGAGGCTCTGGCAGAAGAGACCGGAAAGGTCCCGCCAGCCCTCTTAAGCAAGCCTATCCTCCAACACTTTGAAATCGATGTGTGGAACGCTTTCGCCCGGTTATCTTCCAGGCGAAGTCTCAGTGGGTTTGGTGCGGTAGGCGCCATCCCCTATGTCGAAATCGGAGCCTACTTAGACTTGGTTCTAAAAGTCGATGACGAAGAAGACAGACAGCTATTCATTGTTCTGCTTGAGCATTTAGATAATCACTTCCTCCGCGACTATGCTGAAAAGCAGCGCAAGGAAAGTGCCAAGTCCAAGCGATCCAAACCTACCTGAATTTTAAGGCCACCACGCACCCGCTGCGGGTGGCCTTTTTATCTTAAAGGACTTTAGAGAAATGGCGCTCACTGCGCGCAGCACTGTGCGGTTCAGCAAAAACGCTGAAGAACGCATTAAACAGAAGATTGCGGAAAAAGCAGGCGCCATCATTCGTCGGACTGTCCTGGCGCTACATCAGAGAATCCTAGACGCGACCGCCTACAACACCGGGCGAACCCTAGGTAGCTGGTATGGTTCGGCAGACCGCCCCGTATCCATCGACATTGCCGACAGGTTCGGTGGTTCAGATGCTTTTGCTTGGCATAGCGGACTCCTCCCTACCAACCACCTTGAAGTAGGCGGGGAATCTGGGCGCAGTTTCTACGAACGAATTTCCCTATCCACCACTCAATCCATTGATTTCAGTAAGAACCCGTTCCGAAAGTACTTTATCACCAACGGGGCGAAGCTAGACTCTGGCAATATCATTGATTCTGGTGGCACTAGCCTTATCGGAATTTCCAGCGATCTCCCTCAAGGCGCCGGTTCGCGCGCCTGGGCGCAAGAATACGGCAACATTGCCTCTTATGATCTGTTCGCCAGTGCTGGTGGCACAAAAATCCACTCATTTCATCCTCGGGGAACCAACGCTGTTGGTCTCGCAATCGAGAGTATCCGCCGCGATTTCGGTCGCAATGTATCTAAAGGTAAGTAATTGTCGGACCTAGAATTAACCGCTTCTATTGACTTCACGGAGGCTCGCCGTGAGGTTGATAAGTTCGTCGAAGGCGCGAAGCAGAAACTATCCACCATCATGTCTGCCGCGACGGCGCGTGGCGGCTCTCTCGCGGCTGCCTCTGGCGGCGCGGGCGCGTCTGGTGGTGGGGTTCGCACCCCTAATAACCTGTATTTCAACACCAGCGCCCTCGACAAGTACAAGGCGCAGATAGCGGAACTGACTGCGCTAGAGCGGGCGTTCTCAGACAATACGATCAAATGGCACGCCAAGATGGAAGCCGAGCGGACGCGCATCTCTCGGCAGGCTGCGGCAGAACGCGCCAAGCTTATGCGTGATGAAGCAGATTCTGCGCTGAATGCGCTGCGCGATATCGATGCGATGCACGCCAGGAATGCCCAGGCTCAAGCTACGCGAGAGAAGCAGATCAATGCCTCGCAGACCACGGCTAATCGGGCACGCACAGCGGACGCGAAGCGCGAATCTGACGAACGCCGAGCCTACGAGCAGAAGGCTGCCTTTGAGTCGGGCAGCAAAGAAGCGCAGATGGAAGCGATGTTTCGCTCCCAGGAGAAGGCAAACACGGCACGGGCACTTGCAGATAAGCGCAGTGCTTTGGCCGAAACACGCCGAGAAGAGGGGGTCAATCGCGCCGCTACTCTGTCTTGGATGGCAGAGGAAAAGGTTGAGGCAGCGCGTGTCGCGGACGTTCGCAAGTCGAAGGCTGCTGAGAGCGCCGCGTTTGATGAGGAAGTGTCCAAGCAGGCGCTCCGCAATCGCCGGTCCTACGCCAGCATGATCCGTAATCTTATTGCCGAGCAGGCTTCCGACTCTAAGAATGCTGCGGATCAACAGCGCGCGGAAGACGAGCGTATCTCTGGTGTTCGCAAGACGAAGGCCGCTGAGAATGCCGCTTTTGACACCGAAGTCTCCAAGCAGGCGCTCCGTAACCGTCAATCCTACGCAAGCATGCTGCGTAACCTCATCAATGATCAGGTTGCCCAAGAAAAAAGTGCCGCCGAACAAATCGCGGCCGAAGATGCGCGCAGGAGTGAAGTTCGCAAGGCGAAGGCCGCCGAAGATACCGCTTTTGAGGCTGAACAAAACAAGCAGGCTCTCCGCAATCGTCAATCCTACATCAGCATGTTCTCCCGCCTCCTGGATGAGCGGGACACGGCTGAACGCGCCAGCGCTACCTCCCGCAAGGACTCGGAAGATGCTTCTACCAAAGCGTCGGCAGATGCGGAGAAACAACGCACCCAAGCCCAGAAGGATGCGGAGAAGCAGCGTACCCAAGCCCAGCGTGACGCTGAGAAGGAGCGCCTGGAGTCTCTTCGGCGCAGCACCGCCGAGCAGAATGAGGCTCGTCGCCTTGTGGCCCGCACTGGTTCTGTTACAGCCGCTTCCGGTTCTTTCCAAAACACTATTGATAGCAAGCTGGGCAACCTAGATCAGGGTGCCCAGGTTGACCTGACCAATCGCCTGGACGACGCAACTCAGAAGTACCTTGCAACGCTCCGCAAGTACGGTACGCAGTCGATGGAATCCACCCGCGCCTCCAATGATTACAGGGAAGCGCTTGGTAAGATTCGCCAGGATTTGCAGGGTGTTGAGACCGCCGCGAAAGCCGCTGCGCGTGCTGAAGAAGCCTTGAGCGCTGCTACCCGCAACTCTGCCCGCAATAACGACGCTAACCTACGCCGTGACATTAACGCGACCACAGTTGTTGCCGTCCGTGAGGCGGGTATCACAAATCGTATCGACCGTCAGGTCGAAGACCCTAAGCTACAAGAAGAGTTGCTGCGCCGGATCAGTTCGGCAGCGGGTGACGCTACGCGCGCGATCCGTATGTATGGCGCTGCGTCCGTGGAGGCGACAGTCGCCAACGCGGCTTTCCGTATGGAGGCCCGTTCAGTCGGTGACGCTATCACGGCTCACAACGGTCTGTTTGCCCAGCTACGCCGCAACGCCACTACCTTAGGTGAGGCCATTCAAGGCGCTGGGGGTCATTTCGGCAACTTTAGCCGCCTACTGCTGAACACCCAGGTTGCGCTCTCGGCTATGACCGCCGCGTTTGGTGTACGTGAAATCTTGCAGACCGCTGAGTCGCTAGAGACTGTCCAGAATACCCTACGTGCCGTATCGCCATCTGCGGAAGATGCCACCAAGAACTTCAACTTCCTCCGCGCTGCGGGTGAGTCGGTCGGGTTCTCGTATCTCGACGCTGGTAAGTCCTTCGCTCAGTTTACCGCTGCGACGATTGCTGCCGGTGCTTCGACGGAGCAAACCCAGCAGGCATTCCTGCGCCTCACGATGGCCGCCCGCAACTTTGGCCTATCCAGCGCCGACACCGATGGCGTCATCCGCGCGATGACTCAGTCCTTCTCTAAGGGCCGGTTCTCCGCTGAAGAAATGCGTCAGCAGCTAGGCGACCGTATGCCTGTAGCGATGGCTGCCCTGGCTAAGGCGACGGGTATGAGTGGGCAAGCACTCGAAAAAATGATGAAAGAGGGCAAGATCACCACGGCTGAGTTCGCCATTCCGTTCATCAACGCGATGCTGGAAATGTCTGGCGGCATGGGGGCAGCGGAGCGCAACTCAACTTCGCTGAATGCTTCACTAGGCCGGATGAAGAACGCCTGGGCCGAGTTGGTCAGAAATTCGCCCGATGTAGACTCTGGTCTTCGTCGTTCAGTTGACGCTGTTACCGCGCTGACGAACTCCAACTTCGCTTCCGAAGGTTTCAAGACTTTGGGTCTTGTGCTTGGTAAGCTGGGCGACGGCTTGATGTTCGTCGTTTCCATAGCCGACAAGTACATGACGCCGATGCTAGAGGCGCTGAACGAAAGCCTTGAGAAGCGAACTTCTCCGGCCGTAGCGGTGGCTGCTTCCCTCATTGGAGGCGCCCTTTCCCTCGCCCTTGCTGCCGCGACAACCGCGGTTATTGCATTTACTGCCGCTACACTAGCTAGCCCAATTGGTCTGATGATCTTTGGTATCGGCGCGTTGGTCGCAGCTTACCTGTACTACAAGGATACATTGATTTCGGTCGGTGGTCAGACGATGCGGGTGATGGACCTCATTGGCGCGTCCTTCGACTACATCGGCCAAGTAGCCAAAAACTTCTGGAAGCTTATTAGCGACCATGCGGCATCTTCTATGCGTTCGCTGCAAGACCCCGTTGATATGTTCACCGGGGCTATCGCATCCAGCGTTATGACTATCGCTAGCTGGGTTGACACCGTAACCACTTTGTTCAAGAGCCTCCCTGTTATTGCAGCAGCGGTTGCCACAGACGTTGCGGGCAACTTCAGCGCCATGGCTGATAACATTCAGACCGTATTTAGAAACATACTGTCGGTTGTACAGGTAGCGCTATCCTCGATGGTTTCCGCGCTAGGTGAGGGTTTTGCAGCGCTGGCAAATGGCGATTTCCGTAACGCTGGCGCCCGTATGTCCAAAGCGTTTGGCGACTCTCTTGCTGACGGATTACAGACTGCGTTTCGCGCGTTCGGTAACACTCGCCAGTACACAAATACCGCTGGCGAAGTTATCTCAACCGCGATGGCTGAAAACGGCTCTACCGCAGCTACGTCTTTCGGCAA